TAACAAGTACTTGCAAAGCATTGACAGTAAACTGGATTCTCTTAATACCGACCTTCGTTCACAAGGTTTGTCTTAATGTATATTACTGTAATACACTTAATTATGAAAATAGGTAAAGAACTGGCATTGGAAGCAAAGAAAAAAGGGATCTGCCGATCCTGGTTCGAGGAAATGAAGGACTTGACAGACAAGAAAAAGCTCGTAGCAATATACCTGAGAGGGATTGACTTTTGTCTTGCTAATGACTATCCGGATAATGATTATATCCGTCATAATTTCCGGGGCGTTATGGAACCTATGGGCGTGCACCTGGACGAACATGTTAGCCTGTCTGATCCCCGCAAAGCCGTTTTACTGGGTGACTGTAAAGGGTCTATATCAATCAAAGGCTATGCTGTTTCAGAAATTTTCCTGAAACATGCTTCTGAAGTTACCATTAAGGCAGAAGGACATTCTTTTGTAATGATCGATATGTTTGATAATACAAAGCTGCTTGTGATCGCCTCGGATGATGCAAAAATTTGTGTCAACCGATATGGCGGATCAGTGAAAATTGAAACCCTCGGAAATGCAAAGATCAAAGTGATCGAAAAACACAAAAAAACATATTGATGATTACAGACAACAATATAATTCTGGATTTGCCCTTTGACGAAAGCAAGGGATCTGCTATCGCACAGGACTATTCTAAAAGCCGGGCCGATGCGACTATCGTTGACGCCACTTTTGTGGCCGGTAAAAACGGAAATGCCCTGCAATTCGAAGGCGGTCAACAAACCTGTGAGGTGGATCCTGCTTTGGTGGATCTATCCGGCGATTTTACGATAATGGCTTGGGTGTACGTATTATCAACCGAGGTCGGCGGCCCTACTAAACTGATTTGGGTTATACCTTTTAGCCCTGTAAACGATTATGCGGAATTGCCAATACCTGTAACACCTGGTAAATGGGTGCACCTGTCCTTTGTTAAAAGAGGTATTTCCTATAAATCCTACCTAAATAGCACTCAGATGGGATCGATAGTCAATGCCGGATCCTTACAAGGCATATCCCTCAACCAGGATTTTTATGGAGAGAATGGCGATGAACAATATGGCCAGGCTATTCTGGATGATTTTAAGACTTTTTCAAAGGCCCTGACCACTGACGAAGTTAAACAGCAGCTAACTAATACAAAAGACGTTTCCTACTTAATGGATGGTGTGGATTTTAAGGATTACGGTATTTATGTTTCAGATTCATCCGGGCTGTTTAACCGGCCAAAATTGAAAACCCCTTTTACGGTTGACTGGGAAGATTATCACGGCAGTTCGGTTGACCTATCAAATAAGCTTTATGAAAGCAGGGAAATAGCCCTGAGTTGTTTCATGAAAAGTTCCGGGAAAACCGATTTTGCCTATAGAATTAACCAGTTTCTAAGATTGTTTGATGCTGACAGTACCCGCAGATTGCTGGTTGACGTGCACCCTTCTAAGCCATTGGCATATGAGATCTATTCGGCAGACGAAATAAACGTTTCAAAGCTATGGCAGGATCAGCAAATGACCGGGACATTTGAACTTAAATTGGTTGAACCGGAGCCGGTTAAACGGGTATTGAAACATGTCGGACTGTCCTCTCAGACTTGTACGATTACACTAACATCCGATAGGCTTGTAAACGTGTACTGGGGTGACGGTGAAATACTGAAAGATATTTCGGGAGACAGCCAGGAGCTCACGCATACTTATGCCGACTCGAATGATTACATAGTTGTAATCACCGGCTGTATTGATGAAATAACTGATTTCTCAACAAATGCGATAGTGGTATGGAACAAATTATAGTTACTAAAAAAGATAATACAACCTATCCCCTGCAAAGTAAGGGTGATATAGTTAAGATCACGAAGGCGCAACAAACCTGCACTCTGCTGGAAGAAGACGTTATAGACATTTCGATAGAATCGGCAATTTCGCAATCGTACGACCTGGGTGATAAGATAAAAATATTTGGAAAAACCTATAAAATTAATACGACACCGAAGTCAAAGAAAATATCTGCCCGCCACTTCCAATACGAGATCCGTTTTGAAGGCCCGTTATATGACCTTATGCGGGCTTCTTACGACGTGAATGCAGACACGACCGGATCCGACCTGCTCGGAGACGCTTTGACGGCAAATCTTGAACGGTTTATGCAGGTCCTGATCGCTAATATTGCCCGGATCTTCCCTGGGGAATGGGTGCTCGGGGAATGCCCGGAAGGAACGGAGACCAAAACGCTCACATTTGGCGATACGGACAATTGCCTGTCTGTCCTGCAATCCCTGTGTGGCGAAGATAACTACGACACGGAGTTTGAAATCGTTGAAAACGATGGGGTAAAGACGATTAATGTTAAGTCCGTTGGGGTGATTTTTCCGTTCACCTTCAAATACGGTAAAGGGCACGGGATCTATGATCTGACAAGGCAGAAAGTATCCTCCGCGAACATCATAACCCGTTTAAAATTATTCGGGGGGACTACAAACATTACCTCGAATTATCGTTGTACAAAGCTCTGTTTGCCCGGAAAAACGAAGGCACAAAGTTATATTGAAGATGCTGCTGTAATAGCAAAATACGGCGTCTGGGAAGCCGTGAAGACCTTTGAAGATATATACCCGCACCGGATTGGTACAATTACAGCTTTGGGAGACTCTGTCCTGAAATTCGTGGATAGTTCAATGTTTGATCTGAAGGAGGAAGACGGGGAGGGAAATACGAAATGGCTATTGGCAGGAACACCAGCAAAGGTACATTTCAATACCGGTAACCTGGCCGGGTACGAATTCGAGGTAGCCGATTATGATCATGCATCGCACACATTCACGCTAAAGGCATTCACGGATGATCACGACCAGGTGTTTCCATCCAGCACCTCAGCCGCTTTCCAATTTGCTGAAAACGATACTTATGTTTTGCTTGATATTACAATGCCTGATTCTTACATAACTGACGCCGAGAACGATCTGGATTCTGAAGGACAAGAGTATTATGAACAGAACAGTCAACCAAAGGTCCAGTACGCCCTGACGCTTGATCAGATGCACCTGCAATCTATTTACTCCGGGCAAGGATCCGTTACGGTATTCAGCCCGGGTGATTACATTCCGATACAAGATACGGACCTGGGCGTGGACAAGTCAATCCGGGTCAAGTCTTTTACCCGTGACCTGATCAATGAACTCGATTATTCACTCACCATAGCTGATGTTAACTATGACAAATCAATCACGACCCGGCTTATATCGAACGCCATTGAGGTCAATAAGATTATAAAGTTTAATGATCTGAAAGATCCGGCAAAGGCAAAAAGAAACTGGCGGGCTACGCAGGAAGTCCTGGATATGGTTTTCGATCCGGAAGGACAGTATTATTCGGAAAAGATCAAACCTTTGTCTATTGAAACTACAATGCTGTCAGTTAGGGTGAAGTCTATGCAGTTTATCCTGCAAAACACGCTGATTGAAGCAAATTACGGGAGCGACCCTAATGTGGTCAAAATAACAGGTGGTGTGCTTACCCACTATACTATAGCTGATACGATCAAAAACTGGAACCTGACGGATGAAACTATATCCGGGCTGACTTCGGCAACAGCCTATTATATTTATGTTAAATGTGAAAAGGCTGGCGACGCAGGCACAATTATACTTTCAGAATCGCAAATCATAGTGGATGGTGATGCCAATTATTATCACTTCCTGATTGGGATATTGAATTCAGCGATTGATGATGTACGCCCGGTTTCGTTAATGTATGGATCGACTACAATTAACGGAAAATTCATCACAACGGGCCGGGTCCAGTCCGTTAATGAAGAATCCTATTTTGATCTGGATGACAATGAAGCTAAGTTAGCAGACCTTCTGATGTTTAATGTTGGCGGGGATGGCAAATTAAGAATAAAAACGCCTATCGTTCAGAGCCAGTCGGGCGATGAATCTATTTTGGGGGCTTACCGGGGCGTATATAACGCATCATACGTATATTACGAAGGTGATGAAGTAACCTATTCTGGCAGTACGTGGCAATATATTAACGACACTGAAAGTTCAGGGCATACACCATCGGAAGGAACATACTGGACTGTTAAGGCGGCTGGCGGCACTGATGGTGAAGATGGTGTAGATGGGACAAACGGTCAGGACGGGACAAACGGTCAGGACGGGATAGATGGCCCTGGTATCGAATTCATTTTCACAAGAAATAACACAGGAGTTACCCCTGTAACGCCTACAAGTGTGTCCGGGACGGATGATTACGTACCTGATGGTTGGACAGATGATCAGCAGGGGGTTACTTCTTCAATGCAATATGAATTTGTCAGCAAAAGAACAGGTACAACAGGAAACTGGGGAACTTTCTCTACCCCAAAGGTTTGGGCAAAATACAGCTTTGATGGTGAAGATGGTGAAGATGGCCCTTTCGTTGAATATCGTTATGCGAAAAACGGCAGTACGACCTCTGCCCCGGCGCTAACCGTTACAGACCTTAATCCTTCGGACTGGACAACTGCATTACCCTCTGTCGGGGCTTTGGAATACCTGTGGATGACAAAAGCAAAGAAGTCATATGACGGTGCTTCGCTACTCGAGAACTGGTCAGCAGCGGTGAGGATCAAAGGCGATACAGGAGCTACTGGTGCACAGGGATCAATTGGCCCGTCAATTACCTTTCAAGGAAATTACGATAGCGGGGAAACCTATTATGGAAACTCACAAAGGGTTGACGTCGTTAAGTATTCAGATGCCTATTATGTAGCGAGAACGGATGCAGGAACGTTCAGCGGAACAGTTCCTACCGACACGACGAAATGGAACGCCTTCGGAGCCAGCTTTGAGAGCGTTGCTACGCAATTGCTGTTTGCCCAATTGGCTTATATTGAAAACCTTGGAGTAAGATATTTGAAGACTGCTGAAGAAAAACCTTATATCGAAATAGATGGTGAGCATAACTCTTTCGCTCTTGAACAAAGTGGATCGGCCTTCCTCCGTATCAACGAAAGTTCTTCTTATCTGATGTACGGCAGGGCCGACGCCGTAACCGGGCTATACCTATACACCGACGAAACGACCGGTGTGTGTGTAAAGCTAATAGCCCAGGCAGGTGGTAAAGCGATCGAAAGCTCCGGGAATCACACATTTAATGCCCGTACCGGTGAAACTATTTTATTTGACACGAACGGGAGCGGTATTTTAAGGGCGAATATGCCATTTTATGCTTACGGGGGATTAAGGTTGAGGTCAGGATATACAACTTCAGGAACATTATCGTCATCATATCGGATATTTGAACTTAATCCCTCATCAGGGGCTACTCTATATCTGCCTCCCATCTCGGATTTTGAAATTGGAGAACCTATTTTCCTGTCATCATTGACTGATGATGATTTTGCTGTCAAAACAAATGATGGAAGTACTATTAATACAGTTCCTTCTTCAAGTAAATATCTGTCATTTGTTGGCAAAACAGGAAGCGCGATTCTTGTCAAAAGGACGTCGTCCGACTGGCTGATGGTAGCAAGGGACAACAGTGGAACTAACTGGTAAATTAAAAATTATGAGATACGGATATATAAACGAAAATGGCGTCCTGATTTCGAAGGAAATAAAAGAGATTAAGGACGTAAAGGTAATCGAAAAAACGGACGAGATTACGGGTAAAAAAAGCGCAAAGTCGGTTGAGGCTATTACAACTGTCGAGGAACAGATCGAAGACCTTACGGCGAAGGGCTGGAAACCGGTCGATGAGTTTGACATAACAAAAGCACAGGATTGTGGAGAGAATGAAACTGTGAACGTTAACCCCTTTGATGCAGGAAACCGGATCAGCTATACTTACGAAAAAGTTATCGACACGATTAGTGTTCAGCGAAAAATTGATGACCTAAAACAACAATTAGCCGACTCGGATTATAAGGTGATTAAAAACTATGAATCCTCCATGGCGGGCGTAGAAATTCCCTGTGAAATAAAAAGCCTGCACGAAGGAAGGCAGGCGTTAAGAGACAGCATAAACAGGCTAAAATCACTACTGTAAATGTCCAGTCTCATAACTGTTTGATTTTTCTAACAAATGTAAAAAATTAGAACATAAAAAGCAAGTTATGAACTTTTTGTGAATAATGTACTACTGTAATACTCTTTTTCTTATTTTAGGATTTTAAACTTTTTAAACTTTTTAGAATGGGACTATTAATAGGAGTTGGATCGACACGACCAAAATACCCTTATGATTACTATTACGGGGGGCAATGGGACACGACCGTAGCGGATCCCGTGTTGACCCGGCTGGGAAGGGTAGATCTGCACGTGAGCCTGCCGATACAATCAAATATGAAACGTTGCGTCCTGAATGATGCCGGGCAAGTGGTGTACTATTTACATGCTACAAATTCAGCATTGCAGGATAACGGGGCAGCGGCAGACCTGACAGGTGCAGCCGGGCAGGTGATGGTCGAGATCCCGGAACATTACCGGAAATTTGAACAGGAAGGCACAAAACAAAGATGCCTGCTATCTGCTTACGCCCTTCCGGGGTTTACCCGGGTACCGAAAACCTACATTTCAGCTTATGAAGCTGCTTTGGACCGCACAAACCTGAAACTATCCTCTGTTGTCAATACAACAACACAGTACCGGGGCGGGAATAACAATTCCGCGTATGACGCACTTGATAGCAGCCTGCTCGGTATGCTCGTCTCAAATTTAAGCCTTACAAATTTTAGGACATATGCCCGCAATCGAGGTTTAGATAACTGGAATTGTCAGACTTATGAAGCTTACAAAACGCTGTATTGGCTATACATAGTAGAATATGCCAATCTCAATAGCCAATTGACCTACAACGCTGCTTTAACGAGCGAGGGGTACAGACAGGGCGGGTTGGGCGCTGGCGTAACAACGCTGAATAGTACGCTCTGGTCAAACTGGAATGCCTATAATCCATTCATTCCCTGTGGTTTTACCAACAGTCTCGGGAATCAGACTGGCGTAGCTGCATTCAACATGCCGGATGGCTACGGGGCTACCTTGTTGGTTGGCGTTCCTTCTTACCGCGGAATTGAAAACCCGTTTGGGCATGTCTGGAAATGGACAGACGGTTGCAAGTGCCGGATACAGTCGGATGATGCAGGCGGAGTGTCAGAATTTTATGTTTGTACAGATCCGTCAAAATTTCAGGATTCAAATTATAGCGATTATGAAATAAGAGGAAATTTGCCGAGATCAGATAATTACGTGAAAAGCATTTGTTTCGGAGAACACGGGGATATTGTTCCCCTGCTCGGGGGTGCGAGCGGTACGACCTATTTCTGTGACTATCTCTATTCCTTGGTGCCTTCGTCCGGGGAGTCTCTGCGGGGGCTGATCGGGGGTGGTAATGCGGTTGGTGGCGCTGCTGCGGGTTTGGTTTATTGGCATTCTGGCAACGCTCCTTCCAATGCTTTTTCGTATATCGGTTCCCGGCTTTGCTTTTTGACTGCTTAAAACGCTTATATGATAGTTGAAATATTTTTTAGGTTGTTCATCGAATCCGGACTGATCGTTGGTGGTAATGCGAATGATGGCGCTAATGCGGGTTTGGTTTATTGGAATTCTAACAACACTCCTTCCAATGCTAATTCGAATATCAGTTCCCAGCTATGCTTAATGTATAAAACGATGGAAACCTTGCCACAAAAACGACAATACGTCGAATGTCTTACTTTCAAAGCAAGGGCAAAAAATAACTGTTTAGAACGGAGCCGGTAGGATCTAAAAATCCGAAAGCCCCTATTACAAAGCAAAGAAAAGAATGAAAAGATTAAGTAACTTATATGATCAAATATGCAGCCTGGAAAATCTGAAATTAGCAGATGAAAGGGCAAGAAAAGGAAAAGGCAGATCTTACGGAGTTTTGCGGCATGATAAAAATCGTGATACCAATATCCTGCATCTTCGTGAAAATCTTGTTAATCAAACTTATAAAATTTCTCCTTATACAGTTTTTAAAATATACGAACCAAAAGAACGTTTAATATACAGACTTCCCTACTTTCCTGACCGGATCCTGCACCATGCTATTATGAACGTAATGGAGCCGATTTGGGTGTCGATATTTACACAGGATACTTTTTCCTGTATCAAGGGAAGGGGGATTCACAAGGCCGTAAATCGGATCAAACAGGACTTGAAAAGCGATCTGGAAGGAACAAAATATTGTCTTAAAATTGATATTCGAAAATTCTATCCTTCGATAGATCATGAAATCCTGAAAGATATTATCCGCCGAAAAATAAAAGATACAAAGCTGCTAAAATTATTAGACGAAATTATTGATTCCGCTCTCGGTGTACCAATCGGCAATTACCTTTCCCAGTACTTTGCAAATTTGTACTTAGCCTATTTCGATCATTGGATGAAAGAGGTAAAGGCAGTTAAGTATTATTACCGCTATGCGGATGACATTGTTATACTCTCGCCTGACAAGGAAAAGCTTCATGCGCTTCTGCATGAAATGCGAGCATATTTAAAATACAATCTAAAGTTAACAGTTAAACGAAATTATCAGGTATTCCCAGTCAAATCCCCGGGAATAGACTTTTTGGGCTACCGGTTTTTTCACGATCATATTCTTTTACGCAAATCTATTAAACACCGGTTCTGCTGCCAGGTAGCACGCCTGAATAAATCCAATATCAATGCAAAAACCTACAAACAGCAAGTCTGTAGCTGGTGGGGATGGGCGAAGCATTGCAATTCAAGACATTTAATTCACAAACTTTTTAAAAATGCACCTTATGAAGTCAAATTCAATTACTAAACCACCTGTTTTCGAGAAGCTCGGAAATGGAGCATGGTATTACAATTACAACATAACCGAAAATACCAAGAAGGATGAGAGCGGAAACGAAACTACGTCGTTCGACTATGATCAGGTTAAGGTGTTCGGAACCCCAACGGCAGGGGTAATTAAGAAACTGGTTATTGCCGAAACATGGGACATTACACAGGAAATAGACTTGCAGAACAATGCCGAACGGTTCAGACTTAGCCTGTCCGAAGATGAATCCTTGCAAAGTAATTATATAGACTACCTCAACAAGGTCGATACCATAAAGGCAATGGTGGAAGCCGATTTTACTAATTACAAAAACCTTTGAAATAATGGAAGAAAAAAGCGTGATCACCAGCACAACGGCTGCCGCCTTAAGCGGCATAATCGGGTTCCTGGAACCTCTTCGTTGGCTTGCCCTTCTCGGGATAGTCCTTATCCTATGCGATTTGCGGTTTGGTACAAGGGCCGCAAAACACAGGGGTGAGAAAATAAGGCTGTCACGGGCCTGGAGACGGACAATTAACAAGCTGGTTGATTATACCTGCTGGATCTTCATAGCCGGATCCTTGGATAATGCTATAGGAGTTCCTTTTAGTTTTCCTCTGCTGCCAGCATTAACTATGTTGGTAGTGTACGGTATCGAGATTAACAGCTGCTTTCACAATTATTTCGAGTCAATCGGAAAGGATGTGAAAGTAGATTTCTTCTCGATCTTCAAAAAGAAAATTGACATTATAGAAGTAAAGGAAAATGGCAAAATCTAAATTATTAATCCCCTATATCCAAAAATGGGAAGGGGGCTGGTCCAATGACCCGGTTGATCCGGGTGGGGCAACAATGAAAGGTATAACACTTCGGACTTACAAACAGTACTGTAAAAATGCCGGCCTCCCGGAACCGACAATGGAAGACCTTAAAAACATTTCAGATGAAAACTGGGATGCTGTGTTCAAGACAATGTTCTGGGACATTTGGAAGGGCGACGAAATAGTTAATCAGACTACAGCTAACCTGGTTGTTGACTGGCTTTGGAATTCCGGTATTTATGGCATTAAAATCCCGCAACGGATCCTGGGTGTTGTACAGGATGGCCTGGTAGGACCAAAAACCATCGCGGCGATTAACACAAAGTTTAATCCGGTTGTGCTTATTGATCTTATTCATGATGCCAGGGCGCAGTATTATACCAATCTTGTTGATACCTCCGTCCGGGCTTTTGAAGCTAAAAAAGTCCGGACGGCTACCGAGAAAGAACTTCTAAGATATACCCAAAAACGTTTTTTGGCAGGCTGGTTGAACAGGATCAACGATCTTAAAAATTCTTAATGTGAAAAATATTACGTTGCTTTTAATTCTGCTTCTGGTCGGCTGTTCAACGACCAAAAAGGTAACTACCTCTACCCTATTTGACAAAAAATGGGCCGAATATGCTACCTCTGATTCAACATTTGTAAATACTAAAACAGATACGACAAAATCCTCCACTTATGAAACAACTTATACCAAAGTCGAATTTTACGAACCTGCTACAGATAGTATAATATCTAAAACCGGGCCCGTAAAATCGGTTGAAACCTGGACTACAAAAAAAACTGAAGAGAAAAAAGGCAATACCGAAATACTGCAAACGGCCAAGACCGATTCTACACTAAAAGCAGGATCCGACGTCGAGATCAGCAATTCAGAATCCAAGGAACCAGTTCCGGACCCGAAGCGGTGGCGGTATATTTTTTACATCCTGCTTCTTTGTGTTGGGATTTTTATTTATCTTAAACGAGGAACAATTTTCAGGAAAATAGGAACCTGGTTTTCTAAAATACTGGGCAAATAGTTACAATATTGGCACGAAGCATTTTAAAAACGCATGTAATAAATTATAATACAGATCATTACGTCCACACAACTCCGTAATTCATAATCATGAGGTCGCCGGATCATGCCCGGCTCTCGCTACCAGCAAAATACAAGAAAAAGAAGGCTCTCCCGCATGCGGAGGGCTTTTTATTTTTTCATTTATTTTTATTTTTAATCATTTTTGGATATATTTGTGTTACGAAAGTGTTACGAGAATGGCTACATTCAAAATATGTATTTTCAAGCATCAAAAACGCCGGGACGATAAATACCCGGTGTCGATTCGGGTTTATTGGAAAAGGCAGTACGGGTACATCAATACTGAATACTACGTAACAGAAAAACAAATCATCAAAAAGCGTTTCGAGCTGAAGGACCCGTTTATCCTGAATGAACTAAATTCCCGAATAGCAAGCTATGAAGAACTGAAAGCGAAAAAGCTGGGACGAAAGATTGAACTGTACACGGCGAAAGATCTGGCAGGTTATTTTGAAAAAGAAGGTAACCCCGGATTTGATTCAGATCTCGATTTTATCGCCTTTTCCAGAAAGCACTGTGAAAAACTAATATCCCAGGGGAGGCAATCCACTGCTGCTCCTATGCTTCGATCCATAAACGCTCTTGTCGATTATTGCCATGGCCGGGAAAGAATCCTGGCAGATGAAATAACGGCCAAATTTCTAAAAGGATTTGAGGCCTTTCTGAAAGGCGACCGGACCTTAAAACGATTAAACCAGTTCGGTAACACGGTCGTAACACATAAAAAGGGATTATCAGATGTCTCCATATTAGATTACATAACTGATATCCGTACCCTGTTCAATACTGCTTTGGCAGAGTTTAACGATTATGACAAAAACGAAATCCGTATTTTGCATTATCCGTTTAAAGGGTATAAGCTTAAAAAACGACCGGAGACAAGGAAAAGGAACTTATCAGTAGAAGATATCCGGACAATTAAGGATCTGCCCGCCACAGGCTTGTCCAGGGCCGATATGGCCCGTGACGTGTTCATGCTATCGTTCTATCTTGCCGGGACCAACCTGATTGATCTGTACGAAGCTGATATGTCCTGCTATGCTGATAACCGATTTTCCTACAACCGAAGTAAAACAAAAGGAAGGAGACAAGACAGCGCCTTCATATCAGTCAAAGTTGAACCCGAAGCAAAACCTTTATTCGAGAAATACAGAGATCCTGCGGGTATTCGGGTATTCGACTTTTATAACAGGTACTCAACATCTCACATTTTCAGCTCGAATATGAATAAAGGGCTAAAGGTAATCGCTGAAAAATGTAATTTGGATGTTCCACTATCTACTTACTATGCCCGCTACAGCCTGGCCACTATCGCCCGTAACAAATGCGACATATCCAAAGACGACATAAACCTGATCCTGAACCACGTTGATAATGAAATGAAGGTAACTGACATTTACCTGGAAAAGGATTGGACCAGGATCGACAGGGCTATTCGGAAAGTTCTTGACCTGGTGGCCGATCTGGACGACATTTTGTAAACTTTTATTTAAACATCCCACCTTTACCTAGCAGCAACCAGTCGGCAGACACACCAAAATCACGTACCAGGTATGCTGGTGCATCCAGATCAATGAATTTATATTTACTTCCATGCTCCGGGTCCTTGATAGATGACCTGATATTCGAGTATTTTGGTTTGTGCAATCCATATTCTTTACAGAAGGTTTGCAGCCCCCGGATCTTCCCCTGGGCTATGATCATGTCCAAGGCACTGAAAAAACGTTCCTGAATTGCTTTCACCTGGTTACTGACTGTCTTTGCCTCCATTATCCGGGTTCTTATTTTCCTGAAACTCTTTAAATCTCATTAGGTATAAACGGTGTACGTCCTTATTTACAGCGGCTATGTTTACACAAACGCCATAAATGGTCATAGATACAAGAATTACCGGAATAGCAAATAGAAGATAGTATTCCTCGCCTGCGATACCGGCAATGGTTATGGGGATAAC